TGACGAAGAATGGGCTTATTTCAGCCGAGGATTTGTCTATAGGTTGATTGAGGATTAGTATTAGATAAAAATTCATGTGTGAGAAGCTAATAAAAAAGTCCGCACCGAGCTTTCGGTGCTGACTTTTTGTTATTGATATAATTTTATTTATGCAATATCAGGTAAGCTGATGTCTATGTCATCAATGCCGATATCAAAGATATCATCGGAAATAAAGCTTTCGGTGTCAGCATACATCACGTCTGCCTTGTTGGCAGTGGGGGTGGCATATACGATGTCGGAAGAAACGATGTTTGTCCATGCGCCGTTTACGTAAGCCTTTACCGCAAAGCCGTACTTAACGCCGTTTGTAAGTCCTGTTACATACATTCCGTTGGCGGTTCTGTAGCCTGCCAGCGACCATTTGCCATTAAGGTAGGTGTAAACCGCATAGTTTGTAGCTCCGTTAACGGAAGTCCAGTTCAAGGCAACTCTGCCGTCCTGACCCTGTGCCTTGGTGATAACGGGCTTTACCGATGCTCCGACAGGTGTTGCATAAACAATATCTGCGGAGGTTACGCCCGACCAGCTGCCGTTTACGTAAGCCTTTACCGCAAAGCCGTACTTAACGCCGTTTGTAAGTCCTGTTACATACATACCGTTGGCGGTTCTGTAACCTGCGACAGACCACTTGCCGTTAAGATATGTGTAAACTGCGTAGTTTGTTGCACCGTTAACGGATGTCCAGTTGAGGGCAACTCTGCCGTCCTGACCCTGCGCCTTGGTGATAACGGGCTTTGTTACCGCAGCCTCGGGTGTGGCATAAACAATATCTGCGGTGGTGATCGCCGACCACTTTCCGCTGATGTATGCCTTTACAGCAAAGCCGTATTTTGTGCCGTTTGTAAGTCCCGAAACGGTCATTGCAGTGGCAGTTGTTGTTCCGGCGTTGTACCACTTGCCGCCTGTGATGTAATAAACTGCGTACTGTGAAGCTCCGCTGACGGTGCTCCAGCTGAGCAAAACTGAGCTGTCCTGCGCCTTTGCCGATGTTATTGCGGGCTTGGGTATCTCACAAGCCTTGGGTGTTGCATATACCTTATCGGAGGGGTCTGACCACTCGCCGTTAACATAAGCCTTTACTGCAAAGCCGTAGTTTGTGCCGCCTGTAAGGTTCTTGACGGTCATATTGCAGGCTGTGGTGGTTCCTTTAAGCTCCCACTTATTATTAAGATAGGTATAGACTGCATACTGGGAAGCGCCCTGAACTGCGCTCCATGTGAGAGCAACTTCCTCGGTGCCTGCATTTGCGCTTGTGATAACAGGTCTGGGAACAGCTGCCTTGACGGGAGTTGCATATACCATGTTGGAAATGCCCGACCAGCTGCCGTTTACATACGCCTTTACAACAAAGCCGTAGCTTGTGCCGCCTGTAAGGTTCTTGACGGTCATATTGCAGGCTGTGGTGGTTCCGTGGGAAGTCCACTTGTCGTTAAGATATGTAAATACCTCGTACTTGGTGGCTCCGCTGACAGCTGACCATGCAACAGTCGCCTGCTCGGTGCCTGCGGTAACGCTTGTTATAACGGGTCTTGTGGAGTCAAGCTTGGGAACGGTAACTATCCTGTAGGCTGTGCAGCCGCTTACGGAGCAGTATATCTGCTTTCTGCCCTTTGTGTAGGCGGTGGCTTCAAGGGCAACTGCCGATTTTCCGTTATAAACATGAGTGTGAGCAGTGCCGCCGGGAACATACACCTTTGTAACGGTAATAGAAGAGCCTCTGTCGCCGATGTATGCCTTGCCAAGACCTGAGAAGGAGCCGCCGAATGCGCTTTTGAGGCTTGATACTGACCATACCGCTGTGCCGTTGGATGCGCTGTCGGGAGCTACCTGTATCCAGCCTCTGCTGCTGTCGGTAAAGCTCTGGAGGATAAATTCGATATCCCCATAAGATGAATATGAGCAGTATATCTTGTCGCTGCTTGAAAGGCTTGTTATTGCGCCGGGGTCAAAGGATACTGCCTGACCGTAATTTGAGCTTGTGCCTGTGCCCGAGAAAAGCACGTTTTCTCCGCCTGTGGCAGTCTCATACTGAGGGTCGCCGTTGTATGCGGCAACAAGCGCATCGGCAATGCCGCCGTAGGTGAAGCTTCTGCTACCTCTATTGAAGATGCCGAAGTTCTCGCTGCCTGTGCCGAAGCAGTTGTTGTCCCACCATACGCAGGGGATATCCTGTGCGGCGAACTGCCTTGCCAGCGAAGCATATATGCCTGCATACTTTTCTCTGTAGGCGGTGTTGCTCTTGTTTGTGGCACCGAACTCGCCGATAACAACGGGAACGCCCTTGCTGATAAAGGTGTTGTACATACGTGTAAAGAAGCCGCTCAGCTCGGTAAGGTCGGAAGCCTGCCAGTCCTTGTGACCGTCGCCCGAGAACGCAAAGTCAAAGGGAAGATATGCGTGGATAGAAGCGGCGATCATGCTGTCACCCGATGTGTTCGACCATGCCTCAGCCTTGGCAGCATCGCCCGATGCGCAGTAGGTGGGGAGCATGATAAGGCGCTTGGCGTTGTTGCCGCCTGTGGCTCTGATAGCTGCACGGGCAGCCTCATTGTTGGCATTTACGCACTTGTAGTAGCTTGCGTTGCCTGTCCAGTCCTCGCCGCAGCGTGGCTCGTTGTTCACCTCAAAAATGAGCTTGTCGCCGTAGTTCTTGAAGCGTGTGCCGATCTGCTTCCAGATAGCAGCCAGCTCCTCGGATATCTTATTCTGAGCCGATGTGCTTGATGAAACGGCGGCCTGGAGGTCGTTGTGGTGAACGTTAAGGATAACGTACATTCCGTTTGCAAGGCCATAGTTTACCACAGTCTCAACTCTGTCCATATACTCGGCGCTGATCATGTACTTGGATGAGTCGGAGTAGTGGTCGTCCCATCTTACGGGTACACGCAGGGTGGTAAAGCCCTTTGCTGCAATAGCGTCTATCATGGACTTGGTGGTCTTGGGATTGCCCCAGTTGGTCTCGCTGTCGGACGATTCAAGGGAATTTCCCAGATTCCAGCCTGCGCCCATATCGGAGACTAACTGGAAAGCGGTAAGCCCTCTCATCTGAGTGGGATACGAGTATCCCGAAGCAAATTCCGACGTGTTCATTGCTGCCTGAACGGTGATATCCGAGCCGAATGCCGTTACCGAACCCAGTGATATCACAGCGGCAGAAAGGAGAGCCAGAAATCTTCCTTTTCCTGATCTTATCATGATCTTCGTTCCTTTCGGTGAAAATTGCCTTACACGGTAATTTTCGCATATTTGTTTAATTATAACATATTACGGCACCGATTTCAAGAACTAATGGTTAATTTTATCATGATTTCCTGCATAAGAATATGAAAAAAGCCGCCCACAAGGACGGCTTTTCTATTTCACTCATCACTTCAGCTCAAAATAAGCATACACATATCCGCCGCTTGCGGTGGGGAATTTCATGCAGTAGCTGCCGCTTTTAAGGTCGGAAGCACTGTAATATTTATTGAGCACCATGGTCTTTTCCCACTTGTGCATAGCAGGAACAGTAACCTCGGTATCCAGAGCCTTTCCTGCTGTGACAGTAATCCACTTGCCCCTTACCTGGCGCATAAGCTTGCCATAGCCCTTTACGGTGATGTCGCTGTCGGTGGTGTTCACAAAGGTTATGACGATTTGCTTCTTGCCCCTTTTCTCAGGCTCAAACTGCTCCGCATAAACGTCATAGGGATTTGTCATCTCAAACTCACAGGAGATATTATCGGCGATAAGCGCACGGTATTTGCCCGATTTCAGCCTTGTGCGGCTGTAGCGGGTAAGGTCAAGGAAGCAGTTTATGCTGTCACCCGATGATAAAAGCACATCGGAAACGAAAGGACGGTCGGTCTCTTTAGGCTCTACTCTGTCCCATTCATCGGTGTCGTCATTATACACATAAAGCCCCTGCGCCTCGGCATAATACTCCCCTGCATTGACGGCATATCCGCTGATATCTATTCTCTCGGTTGACATAATATCATAGCTTGGCTGAGAAGTGCTTACCGCTGCCCGATCTGCGATGCTGAACTCACAGAAAAGCCGCTTCTGACCGTTGTCGGTATAAATAGTCTGGGCAATGCGGTATTTGCCCGCAGTAATGTTATTGGAATACGCCTCGGGAGTGAAATACACATCGGCTGAACCATTATAATAGTATGGGTCGCCCACATTTCCCAGCTCATATGCTACATCATTAACGACATAGCTGTCCGAGGGCTTTACCTTGTACCACTTGCCGTCGGAATATCTTTGCAGCTCGGTTATCTCGCCCATGTAGGCAGTGCCGCTGATGTTTTCTGCGGTGAATGTGAACTTTATCTTATCACGGTTTCCCATAACGATAAGCTGCTTGTCGGCGGTCACGGAAAAGGGGTTGACGGAATCGGTGAGCCTGCCGTCGGAACCGAAATTGTACTGCTTGCCGTCTATGGTCACAATACCCACAGCTCCCACGCCGCTTTGGTCAAAGTAATATGTGCCGCCCGAAAGCTTCAGCCAGCCGCCTGTGAACATAATGCCGTCCCGGTAATAGCGGATAACTCCGTTTTTCCTGCCGATGCCGGTGTATCTGCCAAGGCAGCTGCCGTAAGAATCAAAGCGATATACCACGCCGTCGATGTTCATAACGCCTGTGGCTGCCGCTCCGTCATGGAGGATATATCTGCCTGTTCCCTCGCCGCTTTCCCAGCCGTGCTGCACTGCGGACACGGGCACTGCGGATATGCACATAACAGCCGCCATTGCAGCGGCAATAAGTCTGAATTTTTTCATATCGGTATCCTTTCTTTATGACTGAGTTTATGTTATATTCTGATTATATCATCTGCATGAAAAAGTATCAAGAGGAAAAGAATACCTGTAATCAAATGTAGGCAATGGAAATGGTTTTGTAACCGTTTGTTGGGAGTAAGAACCCGTGTTCATTTCATGATCGACCAGCTTAACGATGAACAGATCGAAGCACTTATGATGCTTTTAAAGAGCTTCGGTATATCAGATGCTCCAAATGAGGATACTAAAGCAGCGATAAAAGAAAGCGAACAACCGCTCAATAAATAAGCGCTCTGTCTTTTATAAGGCAAAGCGCTGTTTTTATATCATATAACAAAAGATCCGCAAACCGAAAAGGCTTGCGGATACATTGGTGAGCCATTGGGGATTTGAACCCCAGACCCTTTGATTAAAAGTCAAAAAATCAGCAATGCAAAAATCACCGAATTATAGCCACAAACACCGCATTAGAATGATTTCCGTAAATTATTAAGTGCTACTTAGTCGTACTTAGTTGCACTTAGTTGTCGTAGTTTTGTCGTAGTTTAATCTAAACTATCTTTGCTGCCCTGCGAGTTGTCTCGGTATCATCATGGACATAGATGTTTGCTGTGACATTCACATCTCTATGACCCATTAACTTCTGAATTGTGTATATGTCAACTCCGCTACGGCGCAGCTCCGTTCCTCTGGTGTGTCTCAACTCATGGGCTGTAAGCACAGGGATTGAAGGGTACTGAGCATTCAGTGCTGCCATATGCCTTTTCAGTTTCTGTGACCAGTTATGAGGGCAGGCAATCTGACCATTAACATTCGGGAATACATACATTGAATTGTGGGGTAGAGTTTCAAGAAGTCGTATCAGCTCTTCCGATATGGGAATAGTTCTGTAGCTTTCCCACTTTGGCGGCATTATGGCTATGCCTCCGCCCTTTTTATCTGCAATAGACCTGTTGACGGATAAAGTTTTGTTTTCTATGTTGATATCTTTCCACATAAGCCCCAGCATTTCGCCACGTCTCAGCCCCGTATCAAGAAGCAAGAAAGCTTCGGGCATATCGTTAAAGAAGAAATCCTTTGCCTGGCGTATTTGTTCATCGGAATAAACCTTCTTTTCGTTCTTCTCAACTGCGCTTCGGTATTCAATATTCTTTGCAGGATTTTTCACGCACAGATCATTTTCAATGGCGGCTTCAAAGATGGCTGACAAGGTTATTTTCAGCTTATGAAGCAATGAAGCCGATGCAGTCCGCTGCTTTTGAGAAAAAAAGTTGCGGATATCTACATTTTTGATATCTTGCAACTCTGCTTTTCCAAAATAGGGTATAAGATGATTTTTGACAGGTATTTGATAAGTGGTTATAAATGTATTTTCTGTAACAGTCGGACGCTTATATACTTCGAGCCATTTCAGCGCCCATTCGGCAAACGTGTAGTTCTTCTGGATAAATACTTCTCCCGTTCGCAGTGCTGTTTCTTTGGAAATAATATACTCCTGAGCTTTTACCTTGGCATCTGCAAGGCTCTTGGAGCTGTAAAAGCTTTTTCGGATAGATCTGCCGTCAAAGCTCTTGCCGACAGTTGCCTTGTACTCGTACATTCCATCTGCGTGGTTCGGGGCTTGCTTTTTTGGTCTTGGCATAAAAAATTCCTCCTTGACATTTTCGGGAGGATATGGTAAAATATACTTGCTTTGGGTGTGTATTTTACATATCCTGCTCCCCGTTCGGTGTTCCAGCGCCGGGCGGGGATTTTTTTATTTATAGTTGGTTGCTGTTATATCGGCCTTTGCCTTTGTAGTCATCTGGGACAGCTGCACGGGCGGGGTATATGTAACGGTAATATTATTACCAATCTGATATGACTGCCTTGTCTCTGGCTTGTCTGATAAATCTGAAATTGCTGTGTCTATCTGATCGTCGGTCAGTGATGGATCCAGAACTTTTACTGCGTCACGCATGACTGCAAGTACTCGGTTACCACTGCTTGACTTGTTTCCGCCTGTGATTGTTATGCAGAATGCCTTAGCTCCGGCGTTGGTTGCGTTAATTATCTCTGCCTGACAGCCATTTATTTGGCAAAGGTATTTAGTCTTGATATTACCCTGCGATATTTTTGTCACCTCAAAGCCAGAAGTGCTGATGAAATCGGTCAAAAATCTGTTGATAAGCTCATCTTCCGCATATTCGGGTGTAGTTTCTTCGGTTACTGATACCTCGGACGCTATGACTTGCTGCGTCTCAGCCTGAACGGTAGTATCAGCTGATGAAGCTTTAGGCGTGCGAATATTATCTATTGCATTTGCTGCGAAGCCAATCAGCACCATACAGCCGAATACTGCCGTACTTACTTTTATTACAGATGACAATTTCCAGTTGCCGCAATCGACCTGGTGTTTTATTCCTTTGAGGGGAAGCGCTATAAGATAGATCATTCCATACAGCAGCCATAACGAGGCAAGAATGGAGTACCACATCATAAGGAATATCAAATACACAAGATATACAAAAATCGCTGTTATACCCTTTACCCTGAATCCTATCCCGATATGAAATTTCCCCATTTTCAGTAATGTCTGGCGAAAGCCTATTAACATATGTCATATCCCCTTATCTGTTATAATTTTGCATATATTCTTTAAAGTTGTCATACACTTTTTGCTCCAGGGGATTTAAGAAAAAGCTGTTGCGCTCCCGGAGCGTTTCGAGCCGTCGGAAACGGATACTTGCCGCTGAATAACTGATGTTGCATATTGCGGCAATATCTTCGGCGGACTGCACTCCAAGACCCCAGAGGACACAGGCAGGGGCCAGCAGACGTGCCGCAAACATATCCGCTTCCGTTTCATCGGACGGCTTGACGATGTTATATTTTCGGGTATGGTAGCCATATTTGAGCTCATGCCCAAGAAAAATATGCCCCAGTTCGTGGGCGATGGTAAAGCGTATGCGCTGCAGCGTGTCGGTATCATCAAAAATGATATACCAAATATCGCCCTGTTTGACACTTATGCCGCTTTCCCCGTAGTTCAGCTGACGGCACACGCTGTCACGGATAACTTTTATCCCTGCTGCCCTGCATATTTTCAGCAGCGAGACAGGCAGCTCCGTAACATTATAGTCTATCAGTGTCTGCCACGCCGCATTTCTGACGTGGGCATATTTATAGCAGCCATAAACCACGATATCGCCTCCGACAGTAGTATTTACTGTCGGAGACTTTTTTATTTAAATATCGTTTATATCCGCCTCGGGATATTTTGCCAGATCTTCCATCTCGACAACTTCTGGTGGGTGATTGTCGGTGCTCTTTGCTGCTCTGAAAGATTTGATTTTGGATTGCTCAGTGCATCTTTTCAACTCAACATCAATTAAGGCGTTTACAGCTTCTTGACCATATGAATCAAGTCTGCGATATCTAATAACAAGATTTCTTTCGGCAGAATCATAAGTCGACGACTGTTCGGCACCAATCAGTGTCTTGCGGGGAATGTCCGATTTACCGCTGAGATAATCCATATCCACATTAAAGCAATCCGCAATAGCTTCAAGCTGATCTATTCTAGGTTTGCGAGCGCCTCGCTCGTACATATTAACAGTACTTTTTGATACATCTAGCAAATCAGCTAATTTTTGCTGTGAAAAACCGCTTGCGATTCTTAATTGCTTAAACCTTTCTGTAAACTCTGACAACTTTTAACTCCTCCTTTCGTATTTCTTGATTATTATTATACACGAAACGTGCACAAAATTCAATATGCAGAGTGCACAAATTGTGAACACATATTTTATTAAAAATTGAGCACAAATAGTGCTTGACATTTGAGTACGTATAGTGTACAATATGATTAAGACGAGCACACATAGTGCTCAACACAAAGGAGGAAAGCATATGCCATACAACGAACAGCTCAAAAAGTTAAGAGGAGAAATCTCACAAGACGAAATTGCCAAGCAGATAGGAATAACAAAATCGTCTTGGTCTATGTACGAACGTGGCGAGCGTGTTCCGAGAGATGAAATCAAAATCAGGATTGCCAATTTCTTTGGAAAGACTGTTCAGGAAATATTTTTCGGACAGCAGTAAGCGATAGCGGCAAAGGAGGTGAGAGAAATGGAAAGCAAATATAATTTTACAGCCACAGAAGCAAAAAATCTCCTCTGGGAACATATACAACTGCTCTCAGAGGAGGCGAAGAAGCAGCATACCGCTGATGAACTCGACAAATTAACGAGTGCCATCTGCAACGCTCTGCTTGCTCTCTTCAATCTGTGACTTTTGATGCTTGGCATCAAATAACGCCTTTTGAGCCAATATCTTCAATGCGCAACTATTGTTAATACGAAGCTCACAAGAGGTTATACAGCCACACCAATTTTTTATGTCCTTACCATTACTCATAAAAGGACAGAAACTCATTTATATCCCCCCCTTCACTGTAAATTGTCATCATTATACAGCGTAAGAGGTGGGTTGTCAAGGAGTTGAAAACATGGAAGAGAAATTCAAAGTCAAAAGAGCGCCAAAGGAAGCGCCTATCGAGTTTGCCCAGCTGAGGACTTACCCCGAAGCTGCAAAAATGGTCGAGGAGGTCATGCAGATCACCAACAACACCAAGGCCCAGACCGTTTATGATATGGTCAAATACGCTTATGACCATATGGAAATTATCGAGTGAGAGAGGGGGTGAAAAGCATGAACGAAACCAGAGACGTTCTTTCCGACTTCATCGAAAAGTTCATCGAAAAGGATAATCAGTGGGTCAGCGACACCATTGAGAAATATCCTGAGAAAATCCCTGTAGAACATCTTGCCGAGCATTTTGGCTGTACAGCTGCAAGCGTTCGATCAGCGATCGTACAAAACCAGACATTCGGACTGTTCTGGAGAGAGGGAAGCAAATCAAGAAACACTTTTCTTATACCGACAGGGCTTTTTGTCCGTTGGTACTGCAAGGCTCAATTTTAAGGGGGTGAGGAAATGAAATGGTATATACTCAGATACGCCTATGATGGCAAAAAGTATAGCTGTCGCATTCAGGCTCACAGCTTTGAGATGGCGAATGAATGCGCTCAGCAGTTTGTTGGTGCGGCAAGTATTCTGTCACTCTCCGAATGCCCTGTACAGGGGTGAACGATATGAGAGTGATGATAGATGCGTCCACAGTCAGGGCGCTGTCAGCCAATGAACAGAGGGTGTACAAGCTTCTGCGGCAGGGGTACACGCCCAAGGATATAGCCGCACAGCTGCATATATCACTGGGCAGCGCTGATTACATACCGATGAGCATACATGATGTGCTGCCCGATACAGTTGTTGGACTGATAACATCAATACGTGAAAAGGGCTGGGACATTCCCAGTGACAAGGAGGAAAATGAAATGGCGAAGTCACCAAAGTTCAGCGCCGAAGAGAAGCGCAGCATAGTAACTGAGTATAACTCAGGAGCAACCATGGCACGGGTTGCCGAGAAGCACGGGACAGTCAAGAGCACTGTGTACAACATTGTACAGGAGTACAAGAAGCACGGCGAGGCGGCATTTGAGGGCGCTGAGGCAGAAAAAGAGCCTGCAACGGCGGCAACCGTTACAAGCTCTGAGCAGGAAACTTGTGACAACATTCCTGCGGATATTGTATCACCTTCCGAGGAAAATGTCAAGAGCACGCCTGCTATTCCGCAGTCGGTAAAGGAGGCGTGCTGGGAACGAATCGCAAACCTCAAGGAGCAGATTGCCGCTGAACAGGCTGTCATTGATGACTGGACAAGGCAGGTTGAAGAGATTGAGGTTTTTCTTGAGCTGAATAAGGAATAAGGCATATAGGAGGATTTGTCAAGTGAAAGTTTTAATAGCCTGCGAGGAAAGCCAGGCGGTGTGCATCGCGTTTCGAGCCAAAGGGCATGAAGCGTATTCAGCAGACATACAGGATTGTTCAGGCGGTCACCCCGAATGGCACATCACCCTTGATGTGCTGCCGATCATCAACGGCAATGCTGATTTTGTGACAATGGACGGCACAGCACATCGCATAGAGGGTACATGGGATTTGCTGATAGCGCATCCGCCGTGTACATATATGTCAAATGCAGGAGCGTGCAGAATGTACCCGCAAAAGGGATTGATAAATGCAGAGCGGCTAAAAAAAGCATTGGAAGCTAAGAAATTCTTTATGGAATTTTATAACGCAAACTGCCCGCAAATGTGTATTGAAAATCCAATGCCGATGAAAGTCGTTAATCTGCCAATCGAAAATCAGCGCATCCAGCCCTATCAGTTTGGAGAACCTTGGAGCAAAAAAACGTATTTGTGGCTTAAAGGGCTGCCATGCTTAAAGCCTACCAAAATTTGCACAGATTATAAACCATTTGTGCCAAGCGGCACGGGAAGAAAACTTGGCGGGGACAGCTATGGCGCACGAAACTGTGCACACGACAGCAAATCCCGTTCTAAAACCTTTCCGGGCATTGCTAAAGCCATGGCTGAACAGTGGGGGTAAATCCCACAAAACAACGAACAAATTTCACTTTTTGATATGGAGGAACAACCATGAAAATAGAACTTTATGACCTTATACCGCTTGTAGAAAAAGCGGCAAAATATGACGCTATCATCAGCTACATAAAGACCAAAAATTACATTGACAAGGACGATATCCTTGCTTTTGCGGGAGAGCTTACCCACGAAGATGACAGCAAGGAGGACACGGGCAATGTATGACGATACCTACCTGCAGCTCCGAAATCAGGCGGTTATCAGGGAATGCGAGGAGCGTTGGCTTAGTCCCGACTGTGATGATTATGGTGAGGACTGTGACGATGATTATCCCTATGATACGAGCGAGGAGGCGTATGACTGATGGCTGATTTTTCTTCGGGTGTATCGGGATATGTCAAAGCTTCGGCTGTTGTATCGGTCAGCTTTCCGATTGACCTCAAGGGCAATGCGGATGTGTGCTGCTTCCAGTGCCCGTATTACAGCCATTCAAGCCGCATTTGCCAGCTCAACAAGGCTGTGCCTGCGTATCCGTCAAAGTACATCGGGCAGGAATGCCCGTTCTGGGAAAGTTTGAGTGGAGGTGATGATAATGGCTAAGGTAATTTGCATTATGGGGGAAAGCGGCAGCGGAAAGACCACAAGCTGCCGTAATCTTGACCCAAATACTACATATTACATTGATGCTGACCGCAAAGGGTTGTCATGGAAGGGCTGGAGGAAGCAGTATAACGCTGAGAATAAAAATTACCTGTGCATTGATGATCCTGCTAAAATAACGGCTTACATTCTGGCAATCGCCGAAAAGTGCCCCAAAGTAAAGACGATTGTTGTTGACACAATAAACAACATCATGAACGGCGATGAACAGCGCAGGCGCAAGGAAAAAGGTTATGATAAATGGGCTGATCTTGCCGGAAGCATATGGGAAATGGTCGATATGGCTTATCCTCTGAGGGACGACCTGACCATATTGTTTATAGCTCACACGCAGACAGAACGTGACGAAAGCGGCTTTGAGTTTACTCATATCAAGACCAATGGCAAAAAGCTTGAAAAAATCGTCCTTGAAAGCAAGCTCACAACAGTTCTGCTGGCTAAGTGCAATAATGGCGAGTATGTTTTCGAGACCCACAGCAATCACAGCACCGCCAAATCCCCTATGGGACTGTTTGAAGAGGATACCATACCGAATGACATTACAACGGTCATCAAGGCACTGGAAGAATACGAAAACTAAAGGAGAAATCAAACTATGAGACCATTTAACAACTACGAAACCACACAGACCATTTCAGCAAGAGAGCAGCTTCCGGTAGGTGTATATATCTGCCGTATTCTCAAGGCTGAGGAAAAGGTATATACATCTTCTAAAGGCGAATGGCACAAGCTGGAAATCAGCTTTGATATTATCGAGGGCGATCACAAGGATTTCTATGCTGCCGATTACAGATCTCAGAGCGGTGAGGACAAGAAGTGGAAGGGCGTTCTGCGCATGAATATCCCTTCTGATGACGGCTCTGAGGCTGACAGCTGGGCGAAGAGGTCGTTTAAGACCAATATCCTTGCCATTGAAGAAAGTAACAGCGGATATCATTGGGACTGGAACGAAGCGCAGCTCAAGGGCAAGACAGTGGGCATAGTTTTCCGTTCTGAAGAATGGGATTACAACAACAGGCACGGCTGGAGGACAGCTCCTTTTAAATTTGTCTCTGTAGCTGATGCAAAGTCAGGCAATGTCAAGATACCCGAGCCTAAGCCGCTTAATGGCAGCAAGTCTGTACCTCAGGCATCGGCATCATCTGCCCCTGATCTGTCGGATTTTACAGAAGTGGCATCGTCTGAACTTCCATTCTGATCATGAACCCTGTGGATATAAAAACAGTGCTGGAAAAGGCTGTCTTGCTTGTAGATACCCGTGAGCAAGACACGCCTGCACTGCACAGGAGGCTTGAGCTGATAGGGCTGCCGCACAAACGTGAGAAACTGTTCAGCGGCGATTATTCTATAGCCTCAGATATAGACGGCATGGAGATAACGCTGAGCAATACAGCGGCTGTAGAGCGCAAAATGAGCCTTGATGAACTTGCTATGTGCTTTGGTACGGAACGCAAGAGATTTGTCAGAGAATTTGAGAGAGCCAAGGAAATCGGCATGCGTATATATATGCTTGTAGAGAATGCAAGCTATGAAAATTTATATAATCACAAATACCGCTCTATGCTCTCTCCAAATGCGTTTACAGCTTCCTTGTTTGCTTGGATGACAAGATATGACTGCCGTGTAATATTCTGCAAAGAGGAGACCGCTCCTAAGGTAATACACGATATTTTATACCGTGAACTTAAAGAGCGGCTTGAAAGGGGTGATTTCGGGTGAGCCTTGACAATGGATACATCAAGCTTTGGCGTTCAATGCTGACATGGGAATGGTACGACGATCCGCCAACTCTGGTGGTATATGTACATCTCATTCTGTCTGCAAATATCGACCAAGTATTATGGCACGGAATAGATATTCCACGTGGCAGTCTTGTTTCAAGCTATTCAAAAATCGCAAAACGCACAGGGCTGACAATTCGACAAGCAAGAACGGCTATAAATCACTTAGAAACGACAGGCGAAGTGACAAGGTCGGCATACCCAAAATTCACCGTATTTACGCTGAATAATTACGATAAATTTCAAGAAGCGACAAGCAAAACGCAGGGTAAACGCTCAAACACCGACAAGCAACCTGACAAGCAGCCGACAAGCAACCGACAACAAAATAAGAAAGATAAGAAGAATAAGAAGGAAGAATATATATCCGCTGACGCTCAGCAAGAAAATGACGTTCGGATTTTTCCTCCCGGAGGTGACTTCTGATGGGATATGAATACAAAGTTTCAGATGTGTATGACTTTGCTGCGGCACATGGGTACGAGACCAGAACCAAAGGAGATGAGATAGAGTTTAAGCGCTGCCCCTATTGCAATGGCGGAAGCTCGGGAGATAAACACACCTTTTCGGTAAACGCCATATCGGGTGCATTCAAGTGCTTGAGAGCTTCCTGCGGCAAGCAAGGGCATTTTGTAGAGCTATGCCGTGATTTTGAATATGAGCTGGATTTTGGCGAGCGCAAGGTTTATAAAGCCTTAACGCAGGTCAAGCCCGAAGAGCGTATTATACGTGACACTGCCGTGGAATACATGGCAAGCCGTGGAATATCAAAGGAAATATGCCGAAGGTATTACATAACGGCACAGACAAAAAATCCCGATGTTGTGGTATTCCCGTTTTATGATGAAAACAACGTGCTGCAATTCGTAAAATATCGCAACAGCAAGTTTGTTAAGGGCGTTGATAAAAGCAAGGAATGGTGTGAAAAAGACTGCAAGCCTATTTTGTTCGGCATATACCAGTGTGATACAGCCATTAAGACAGCGGTTATCACCGAGGGACAAATTGACAGCCTGACCCTTGCGGAATGCGGTATTCCAAATGCGCTATCCGTTCCAACCGGATGCAATGGGTTTACATGGGTGCAGCACTGTATTGACTGGCTGGAAGATAATTTTACCAAAATAATTGTTTTCGGGGATTTTGAACACGGCAAGATGACGCTGATTGACGAGATCAAGAAACGCATAAAAGTCACGGACGGCATTTACAAAGTGCAGCCCAAATATTATCTAGGTGAAAAGGATGCAAACGACATATTCCGAAAATACGGCAGACAAGCTGTTATAGCGGCTGTTGAAAACGCTGAGCCTGCGACAACACATTTTTCTCATAGGCTGGCAGAAGTCCAGAGCATCGACACGGCAACAATGCCGAAAATCAAGACAATGCTTCCAACCATTGACAAAGTTATTGGCGGATTGTTTTACGGTCAGGTGATATTGCTGTCGGGTAAACGTGGCGAAGGCAAGTCAACATTCATGTCACAACTGATAGCAAATGCTTTGGAGCAGGGTATAATCACATACGTTTATTCCGGCGAGCTGCCGAATTATATGTTTAAGCACTGGCTTGACCTGCAGATAGCAGGCGGAAATCGCATAGTTACCAGTACTGATGCAAACGGCTTTGAGCATTATTCGCTGACTGACGAAACACAGCAGCAGATAAACAGCTGGTATTACGACAAGTGTTATATTTTTGATAATCAGGCGGTAAATGATGAATTTGACAGTCTGATTGCAGAAATTGAACGTCAGATACTGCTGTATGATATCAAACTGGTCTGCATTGATAATCTGATGATTGCTATGGACGCAGACAGCAGCTCCACCAGCGAGATATATCAGGCGCAATCGGCGTTTGTCAAAAGACTGTCGAAAATGGCGAGAAAATATAACATCGTGATTATTCTCGTAGCACACCCCAAAAAGGGTGATAAATTTTCAAACGATATGGTCAGCGGTTCCGGAGATATAACAAATGCAGTTGACGTAGTTATGGCATACAGGCGCAAAAAAAATTCGGGCGATGATGCTTATAATTCCGATTTGATCATCACTAAAAACCGACTGACTGGAGTATGCGTTGGATCCGATAATCCCATAAAGCTTAACTACGGAAAAAAGAGTAAACGCATTGTTGAATACGGTAAAAATGTTTTTGAGTATTCGGCATTTAACAAAAATACCGAGGAAAAGGAGATGTTGTTCATATGACGGATGACGAGATAAGAGGCTGGCAGATTTCTATAAATTCCAATCCTGTAGGCACAGATATTAGCAAAGTCGAGCCTGTGGCGTATAAATTCCTTGACCAGTACAGAGAGCTTATAATGCAGTACAAGGGCGGTTACAAGACAAAAGAAGAGTGCCAGAGCATCGGTAAGCTTCTCCGCAAAGAATACGAAGAAAACATGCAGGCGGTTGGCAGATACACTGAATTTAACCAGAAATATGCCGAGAATGTCAAGTTCTCCGAAGCGCTGATATCCGAAATGAATAAATCGGTGTATAGCATTGAAGATACACTGAGGATTGCATTAAGGGCTATCAGTCTGATGCGTGGAGAAGATGTGTCAGAAAAAACAATATTAAGGCGATTAGGCATTGATGAAAAAGCGGCAGCGTCAACGACAAGCCCACGGAAATGAGCTGTATGAGGCTTTACGGATGTGGGTAGGGTAAATTCCACACCAAAACACAAAGCGCCTAAAAATGGCATTTAAATTGAAATTAGGAGGATATGCATAAATGAATGCAAATCAAATCATAAGTCATCTTGAAGACCTGAAAAAAGAAGCTGAGGGTCATTATACCGATGACGGCGATGATGAAATATTCCCCCAGGACGCAGAAGCGCTGCAGGCTGCGGCTGAGGCAGTCAAGCAGAATAAAATCATTGCTGATGCTATAAACAGTGAGATTGCAAACTGCAATCGTGAAATCCGCAAGGCGGATATCGAAAAGGCGAAGGCTGAGGAACGCAGAATGAATTACGGTGACCGAAGGACAATGCTTATGGAGCTGCTCAGAACGATAAAAGGCGGTGAAGAATGATGTTTCTGGGCGGATTTCTGATAGGTTTTATCATCGGTATAGATGTAATTGCGGTTATTGCGTGTGTGATGGCTGCGGGAGATACACCCGTGAAGCATGGCAAATGGTTGAATTTTTACGGAAATTACACTACAGCCGAATGCGATGTATGCGGAGAATGCTTTGAGGTCACTTTTGAGGGTGAAAGCAATAAAATGTTGTTTGACGCATTTAGGCAGTCTTACCGATATTGCCCCAACTGCGGGGCTAAAATGGATAAAGGAAGTGAGGAAAATAACAATGGATAAAATTAAAGCAGTAAATCCTAACATAATCGTTAGAGGCAACGTTGATAAACCATATTATTTAATTGAGTATTACGATCTATCGGACAACGAATGGCATATTGGATATGGATCATACTGTTTAGCTAATGTAAAAGAGTGGCTTAAAACTTGTTTTGAAGTCACAAATGTTGATGTTGCACCAGTGAAGCATGGGCATTGGGTATATAATCAAAACGGGCATGACTGGGGTTTAGGTGCATGGGAATGTAGCTTGTGCCATAGTGTTAATAACAATCTGCCGATCGACAAGCGGTTCAGCCCATATGTGTATGCTGGCTCTAAATACTGCCCGAACTGCGGGGCAAAGATGGACGGAGGTGAAAACAATGGAACGTGAAATTTTATTCCGAGCAAAAGCCATAAACCGAGATATAGGCATCCACAGAACAAACTATAAAAACGGGGATTGGATTTATGGACTAGTAACCCGATTATATGATAATCGTTTTGAAAATCTGCCTGCTGAAATGAAAGATTTAAGCGGTGTTATCGGCATTGAAATTGATCATAATACAATCGGACAGTACACAGGGCTTACCGACAAGAACGGTGTAAAGATTTTCGAGGGGGATATCGTTAAGGGCACTGCATATTCTGCTACAACAATTGGTGTGATCGTTTGGATTGATGAAATTTCAAGCTTTGGTGTGCGCCGTGTCAACGCCCCAAATCCTACCGCTTGGGAAAATTCATCTATTTTGAGATGCGTTTCACTGGGTAAGACAGACGAATTTGCCGCAGAGGTTATCGGCAACATTCACGATAATCCCGAATTGCTGAATGCGGCGGCAAATGGACGGAGGTGAAAATTCGTGAAATCCAGATTACCAGTCACACCAGCACTGACCAGCCCCGCTAAGAAAGTTCTGAAGCAAGAAATCAAGTCGGAGATGCTGGCATATTACGACAGATTTTCCGAGGAAGTTGATTCGTTGTATTTGCTCAGCATTGCCCGATTTTTCCACCCATCACGCAAGAAGCTGATAGAGTTCTGGCGATTCACGCACGACCTGCACGTTGATTTTCGAAACCGCTATGAATTGCCGAAAGAGGACGATGAGTGGCTGTTTAAGTTTAAATTAAAGGATGAGTTCGGTGTGGATATCGAAGAGCTGTACCGTGAAGCTGACAAGTGGGCAGAGGAGGAGAGCAATGACAACACAGAAAGCAAAAGCGTACCTTAACCAAGCCCGAGAAGCGGAAAGAGCGTACAGGCTGGCGAGAGACAAGGCAAATTCTTACGCTCAGCTGATTATGGGAGGTAAAGCCGTCAAATACGGCAGCGACGGTAGCACACACGAGAAGAACGGCAATAACGTAGAACGCACATACTGCTGTCTCGCTGATTATCAGGCAGAGGCGGACAGGCTGATGATGGAAATGCTGGGGGTGCGTCAGCAGGTAGAAAAGGTTATCGGCACTGTTCCCGACGCTGTTCAGCGTGAAGTGCTTACACGGCGATACGTAATCGGGCAGAGGTGGGAGGATATTGCATTTGTGATGAATTATAATATCCGCCACATTTACAAAATCCACGGCGCAGCACTTCAAAGTATGGCATTGAATGGCACTATTACCCTGTGATATAATTATAATCAGCAAAGAATGATTGAAGCCAAGCCGAGGGCAATAACAAGCGTTACTGCTTATCGGCGGGCTTCCTTTGCGAACAATGATTTCATGCGTCCTTCGGGGCGCTTTTTTATTTATGGAGGTGAGGTATTATTGCGAGACTTACACCAAAACAAGAGCGTTTTTGCGAAGAATACCTCATCGACTTAAACGCTACTCAGGCAGCCATTCGGGCAGGATACGCAGAATCATCAGCAGGCCGCAATGCCGACAGGATGATGAAGAATAATGAAATTCAAAAAAAAATTACTGAGCTAAGGTTAGAGCAGTCAAAGCGCACGGGCATAACTGCTGACAGGGTGCTCGGGAAACTTGAAGAAATCGCTTTCAGCAATAAAAATTCGACTGCTCAGATGAAGGCTCTGGAGCTTCTCGGCAAACACTTAGGGCTTTGGGAAAAGCCAACAGCCGAAAACGATGAGGCTCTTTCCAAGCTTGACGAAGTCCTCGGCAAAATTGAAGGGGGCTTTTGATGTTCACAGATATGCAAAAGGAATACTTCCGGAATGCCACGCACCGATGGAACGTCAAGACGGGGGCGACACGTTCGGGAAAGACGTATATGGACTATTACGCCATACCCAAACGCATTCGCAGTGTGGCAGGGCGTGAGGGGGCTGTGCTGCTCCTGGGACATACTCAGGGCACGCTGCTCCGAAATGTCATATATCCCCTGCAGGAGCTGTGGGGCGATGAGCTGGTAAAGCCTATCCGCACGACCGACAACACGGCTATGCTGTTCGGCGAGCGATGCTACTGCCTCGGCGCCGACAAGAAAACATCGGTGGACAAGATACGAGGTATGTCCGTAAAATACTGCTACGGTGATGAGGTCGTGACGTGGAACGAGGCTGTCTTTGATATGCTGAAATCTCGTCTGGACAAGCCTTACAGCCGTTTTGACGGAACGTGCAATCCCGAGGGACGTCAGCACTGGTTCAAGAAATTCCTTGACAGTGATGCGGATATTTACTGTCAGAAATATACTCTTGATGACAATCCGACCCTTGACCCGAATTTCGTCAGGGCACTGAAAGCCGAATATGCAGGCACGGTCTATTACGACCGCTATGTGCTTGGCAAATGGGTGAATGCTGAGGGCATTATATACCGCCGTTTCAATGACCGTCCGAATGACTTTATCATTGACAGCCTTGACGGACTTGACCTCGTGCTTGCCACTGTCGGGGTTGACTTCGGCGGCGGCAAGTCGGCTCACGCATTCAACTGCACGGGCTTCACCCGTGGGCTTCGGGATATGGTGACTGTTCACGATTACCGCAGGAAAGATGCTGCGACACCTGAGCAGCTATATGCTGATTTTGCGGGCTTTATTGCAGAATGCAGGCTCATTCTCGGGGGCGTTCCGCTGGTCAATGTATATTGCGATAACGTGGAGCAAACGCTCATTGAGGGTATGCGAATAGATGCGTCAAAAAGGAAATTGCGTGTGGAAATACACAATGCCCGCAAGGGTCCTATAAACGACCGCATACGCTTCTACACGGTGATGATGGGTGCAGGGCGGTACAAGATACTTAAGGGCTGCACATCGACCATAGATGCGCTCTCAGAGGCTATGTGGGACGACAAGGTGAAAACAGCTGATGTACGCCTTGACGACGGCACAACAAACATTGATAATCTCGATGCGCAGGAATACAGCACGGAGCCGTATATGAACGATATGATGGAAAGGACAATAGGTTTATGATACCCGAAAAACAGCGGTATGAAAATCTTGAAAAGTTCACGCCCGATGTTGTCGGGAGATATGATATACCTGTTATAAAGGCTGATAAAGTCTATTTCTCCGGCTTTATCGGCTTTAATTATGCCGCAACTGCAAAGGACAGGGCAGAAAAAGCGGTGCATTTCTTCCTTGACGATTACCAGTTTTTCAGGGTATGGAACAGACCGAGGGATTATATAAACACGCTTTCACAGTTTGCCTGTGTGCTGTCTCCTGATTTTTCGCTGTACACCGATTTTCCTGTGGCTATGCAGATATATAACCATTACCGCAAGCACTGGCTTGGGGCTTACTGGCAGTCCTTCGGGATAAAGGTCATTCCCACAATTTGCTGGAGCGATGAAAGATCCTTTGAGTGGTGTTTTGACGGCGAACCTGCGGGCGGCGTTGTTGCCGTTTCATCGGTGGGAACGCAGAACAGCAGGGCAGCGAAAGCGGCATTTCTGAGGGGCTATGAGGCTATGTGCGAACGGCTCTGTCCGTCCAAAATAATCTTTTACGGCTCTGTTCCCGATGAATGCAGAGGGAATATTATGAGAATAAAGGCGTTTCAGGAGAAGTTCAGGGAGGCTAAAGTTTATGGGTGGTAGAGGTAGTTCAAGCGGAATAAGAGCAAGAGAGAGCAGCAGTGGGGTTACTTTGAATGATAAGAATGCAAGAAAGCTTGAGGACACGGCACAATTTAATGAAGCGAAGCATTATGCATATACAAGAGGAGCAAAAAAAGTTGAATATACTGATTCAAGCGGTAAAATAAGGAAAGCTGAAACAGGAAGACCAAATGGCGGAACGTATCGAATCAGTTACAGCGAAGAGGTCGCAAATTATGCTAAAATGTCAACCGCAGAACTTGAATCTAAGCGTTCCGAATATCAAAAAACATCTGACGAAAATTATCAAAAATTTGCACATAGTGCGGCAAGCAAAAGCAAGTCACAAGTCATCGCATTTGCTTCTGCTGATAGTCAGATAAAAATGATAAATCAGGTATTGCGGCGAAGAAAGAAGTGACGAATCAAATGGGTGGGAGAGGTTCATCGAGTGGGATAAGCGTTAAGGGCAAGCCTTACGGAAGTGAATATACAACATTTTATCAAAGCGGAAACATTAAATTTATAAAATATAATGATTCAAAAACGGCTAAGGCTCCTTTGGAAACTATGACCAAGGGAAGAGTCTATGCTGTTATCAATGAGAAAAACGAAATTGCGCTGATAACGTATCACGATACCAAAAATAAAAAAGACAGACAGATAGACCTCACACACGCTCATAACGGAAAAAAGCCGCACGTACATCACGGATATATTCACGATGAAAACGGCACAACAAATCCCACAACAGAAGAACGCAAAATGGTTGACAGGGCAAACACAATTTGGTATAATAGGCATAGCAAGCAGTAGTATAGGGTGAGTACGCTTCCATTGTGTTGAGGCGACGGTTGAAATCCGTCCGCTTGTTACCGTCTGAGAGATCAGGCGGTTTTTTTATGCCTTTTTTTAGACAGGGAGTGATGAAAAATGATGATAGAAAAAATGCGGCAGGCGTTTCCGGAGGAAGAATTTCCCGGGGATAACGGCTTTTACAGCGGCTATATGGACAGGTGGCAGGACATTTACGAGGGTCGCCCCAAATGGCGTGAGGTGAAGCGTGCGGGGCTGAACAGGGGCACTGTGCGGCAGATGAATATGCTGAACACGGCAAAGATACTGTGTGACGAGTTTTCTCACAAGTGCTTTGCGGAGCAGGTGGACATATCCTGCGGGTCAAAGGAATATGACGACTTTATCCTTGATTTCCTCTGTCGTGAGGGCTTCTGGAAGAACATTCCACGGCTTCTCTCTTCGGCGTTTGCTCAGGGCGGCTGTGTTCTGAGGGAATACATAGAACGGGGCAGGGTGCGGCTCTCGTTTGTTGAGGGGCGGCAGTTCTACCCATTGAAATGGGACAACAGGGACATTACCGAGGGCATTTTCGGCACGGTATCAGCCAAGGGCAAATATTATTACACATTATTCGAGAAGCATTCCGTCAAGGGTGATAATATCCTTGTAGAATGCTTTTTGTTTAAGTCCTCCGACCCAAATGCTCTGGGCGATCAGGTGGCAGTATCGGAGCTTTATCCCGATATGGGAGACACGTTCACATATGCTATGGACACTCCCCTGTTTCAGTATTTCAAGACCGATTTTCCAAGCAACATTCCCACGGAGCTGCCCCTCGGCATAAGCTGCTTTGCCAACTGCGAGGACACGCTCAAAGCCCTTGATGTGGCGTTTGACAGCTTTGCCCGTGAGTTTGTTCTCGGAAAGAAGAGAATAATCGTGCCAAGCTCCTGCATTCGTACTGTGGTCAATCCCGAAACGGGTAAGACAGAGCGGTATTTTGACGCTGATGACGAGGTTTATCAGGCACTGAAATGCGATGAGGACAAGGACCTGAAAATCACCGACAACACTGTGGAGCTGAGAATTTCAGAGCACGTTGACGGCATAAATGCGCTGCTGAATATTCTGTGCTTTCAGGTGGGGCTTTCTCCCGGCTCGCTGTCATTCGACAAGGCGGGCGGAGTTAAGACCGCAACCGAGGTGGTTTCCGAGGAAAACAAGACGGCTGTTACGATACGCTGTCAGAAAAATCTGCTGGTAGAGTTTATCGAGGGTATGTGCAGGGCTGTGCTCAGGCTTGCGATGATCACGGGCGAAGTTCCGAACGGTGATCTTGAGGTCACTGTGGCGTTTAAGGACAGCGTTGTTATTGATGACAACACGCTTATCGCAAACAACATCAGTCTTGTAACGGCGGGGCTAAAGTCAAAGATTTCTGCCATTATGGAGGTTATGAAGTGCGATGAAGAGGCGGCAAGGCGAGAGCTTGAACGGATAAATGCGGAGAGTGCTGTTCTTGGAGTTTCGGACGGTGAGGGGTTTGTGACTTCGGGCGGTGATAATGTTGATGATACGGCAGGCACTGACGACATCATTGACAGTGCCGAAGAAGCCGCAGGCAAGACCCTGAACGGTGCACAGACACAGAGCCTTATTGCTGTTATGGCGCAGTATCAGTCGGGTGCTCTGAGTCTGGGACAGGCTATAAACGTCATTTCCGTAGCTATAGGCGTTTCCAAGGAAGAGGCAAAGAAAATTCTTGAAGGTGCTGAATAATGACAAGGGAACAGTATGACGAGCTTTCGGCGCCTCTGGTGCGGGTGCTGCTGGATATGGAGGACGATATCCTGCGGGAAATTGCGGCGCAGCTTTCACGGGACGGAGATATTTCCGACACGTCCAAATGGCGGATAAGGCAGCTTGCAAGGGCAGGACGCTTCGACAAGCGGGCGGCGGCTATCATTGCGGGATATTCCGAGGTCGAGGACGGTCAGGCTATGGGCGCTGTTCTGACGGCGGCTGAGACTGAGATAGGATATCTTGACAATGCGGTGCAGGCGGCGAATGCTGCGGGGCTGTCGGAATATTTCTCGGACATTCCTGCGGAAACCTCAGCCATGAATGCGGCCAAGGCTTTCCAACGGCAGGCGGCGAGTGGCCTTAATCTTGTGAACACGGTCATGGGGTACAAGGCAAAATCGGCGTATGTGAATGCTGTGAATGCCATTTATCGTGACACTTCCGAGGGCAGGCAGGGCGCTCTTGACATTATGGGCAAGGGTGCGGCAAAGGCTGTATCGGGGCAGATGTCATTGCAGGAAGCGACACGCAAGACTATACGTGAGCTTGCTCAAAAGGGCATTCCCGCTTTCGTTGACAAGCGTGGTCGTGAGTGGTCTCCCGAGGCGTATGTAATGATGGATATGCGGTCAACTCTCGGAAACACTGCGAGGGCTGCGCAGGACGCACGATGCGACCAGTACGGGATAAATCTTATCGAGGTCTCCTCACACATGGGCGCACGTCCCTTGTGTGCGGCCTATCAGGGCAGGATATTCAGCCGTGACGGTTCAAAGGGGGTGACTGTGGACGGAGCAGGCGGCAAGATATATTACACTCCCCTTTCGGAAACAAGCTACGGTCAGCCTGCGGGACTTTTCGGCATAAACTGCGGGCACGTTCAATATCCGTTCGTTCCGGGCATCAACTTTCAGAGATATTTTCCCTATCCAAAAGAGGAAAATGACAGGCGGTATATGCAGTTTCAGCAGCAGAGAGCTATGGAACGGGGCATCAGAGCCGCCAAGCGTGAATGTATGATGTTACAGGAAACAGGCGACACTGAGGGCTTGCAGAAGGCTTCTCTGAGGCTTCGCAATCAGAGGGAGAAATACAGGGCTTACTGCAAGGAGACGGGGCTTAAGCAGCACAATGACCGCACTCAGGTTTATGGGTATGACAGGAGCAAGAGCAGTAAGACGGTTTGGGCGGAGAGGAAGGCGAAATCAGGACTTGACAATGGCAGCAGAAGTGGTATAATGAATATGACCACAAACGCAAACGGTACCCCTGTAAAAATCGTTAAAAGGACTGACCTTACAGGCGAACCCAACAGCATTACCCAAAGAGAAAATACCAAGGGCGGGATCGACAGAAACTATTATGATGGAAACGGCAAGCAGACCAAGCAAGTTTCAAATCATGATCATGGCAATCCCAAAAACCACCCGTTTGGCAAAAACGGTGAACACGCTCACGATTATTCATATGATGAAAACGGAGATGTAACCCGTAGTGAAGCCCGAAATTTAACAGATGAGGAACGCATGGAAAATGGTGATATACTATGACAGCTAAAAAAATAAAAAGCAGAATAAGTGAAATAGCATCACATTTCACATTTGAATTCAACGGCAAATCCTGTGGCGTTGACCCGTTTTCAAAAAACAAATTCGATATGTGGTGCGGTGATAACACTTTAACCGTCAACAGCATTGACGATGTTATGGATCGCCCTTTTTTTGACGGAAAATGCTTATCGGAAATTTGCGGAGATATAAAGATAATCGACTTTTGATCACCTTACACAAGTAGGGTGATTTTTTATTGGAGGAGTGAGAATGTGGAATATATTTCCGAAAGAATAACCAATATTTCAGAGCTTGAAAAAACACTTGAACTTCTGAATATAAAATCACAGCTCTTAAAACAAAGCACCTGTATTTCCGACATACAGGCGCTTGCTTCCGATATAGCTTCTCTTTCTGAAAAAGCTGCTGGGTTTGAGTTCAGGATCGAGAAGAGAAAGGTTATTCTATCCGAGTGATTTTTTGAGTATTGATTTCTTCGGAAAAATCTTTCAGCAACGGACATTGCAGATATTCAAGGCATCTGAGCAGTTTATACTCTGTCTCCTGCTTATGCAAGGGAAGCTTGCTGTTCTCAACAATCGGGCAGGAAGCAGATTTGAATTTTCCCACACTTGAATCCACATCATCGGATAAATAATATTTTCCAAGCAAACAAATATCAATTTCCCATTTAGGACAATGTACCGGCTTTGGAATTTCGATATAGCGAACCATTAAACGCACCTCCTTCCTTATGCTGATTATATCACGATTGGAATGAGAGGTCAATTAACCGCCCTTGAATAAGGCGGTTTTCTTATGCCCACACAAGCGTTTTGCAGTTGACTGCAAGGCGCTATTTTTATGCCAATCACGTTTTGTTGGCTCCACCAAAACATAAACCCCTCGAAATCGAGGGGGTAAAAAGTAAATCGGCAGCTTTCGGGCTGCTTTTTTTATGCCCTAAACGTGCTTACGGCGTTAAACTGAGGACGGAAAAACAAGCCGACAGGCTATAAACGGAGGTAATCATAATGGCAGAAACAAACACAACCGTAACCGAAACCAACAAGGCTGAAAATGGCTCCACGGGAGCCTACGGAGGTGATCCCACACAGGCTGTAAAGGGTGGAGCAAATCTCCCTGAAAAGGCTGTATCTACGTCTGAGCCTGAGCAGACGGCAAAAACATTTACCCAGGCAGAGCTTGACGCAATAGTCAAGCAGAGACTTGAAAGGCAGGCAAAGGGACAGCCCTCAAAGGAAGAAATGGAAGCGTTCCGAAAGTGGCAGGACAGTCAGAAAACTGCCGAACAGCTTTCACAGGAAAAGATATCTGCTGCCGAGAGCGGCAGGGCAGAGGCTGAGAAGAAGCTTGCGGCGGCTGAGGCTAAGTGCTGCGCTTATTCCAAGGGCGTAACTGCCGAGGCTGTAGATGACGTTATCGCCCTTGCCATGGCAAAGGTATCGGACGATATGCCCATTGAAAAGGCTATTGATGCGGTCATCTCAAAATACCCTTCTTTCTGCTCTGCGAAAAGCGCCCCTCAGGGTGTCACCACAGGGGTAAGCTTCGGGAACGGCGGCAAGCAGCCTTCGGGCGTAGAGGCGGCGTTCCTTGCGAAAAATCCCAACATAAAAATCTAAAAACAGGAGGAATGTAATTTATGGCACATGAAGCACAGGAAAGATATTCGGCTCTGGTCCTGGCAAAAATTCGTCAGGAAAACAAGCTGAAAAACGGCGTTGTATTTAACACCGACTACGAGGGCAGCCCCAAGGCGGGCGTTGTCAAAATTCCCGTAAGAGATGCGGAGGTGGAGGTATCGGACTACGACCGTGCAAACGGCATTCCCGTTAAGCACGGCAGCACATCTTACATCAACTTCCCCATCGACAAGGAAAAGGCAGTAAATGAGCTTATCGACGGCTACGATGCGCAGCTTGTCCCCGACAACCTTGTTGCGGACAGACTTGACAGTGCAGGCTATGCCCTTGCC